TGGTGATTAACGAATCGAACGACGTAAACTCAATATCATTACCGTCACACTCAATGGTCAGTTTTACCTCCAGCGGGGCCGATGGTAGGCCGTTTTTGCCGACTGTAACTAGATTATTCGAAATAAATTGGTCTTTGTCATTATTGCTCTCTTCAAGGGGTAAAATGCGTTCAGATATCAATAAGTCATCTGACGCGCGTCTTATTCTAAAGGTAACATTTCGCTCTGAGCCGGTATCAAAATCCAAAAATACACTGGTTAAAAAGTTGAACGATGCATTTATCTTCAACGTTACTGTGTTGGTCGTTTCATTGAACTCCAGCACATCCGTGTCAGTGCTATCGACAAGCACACTAAGTGGAACCGGCGTCTCTATTTGCGGTATTTCTGCAAATACAGGTGTATTTTCATTTTGTATCTGCCCTTGTGCGCTCGCAAGGTTTGCAATGGTTTCGGTGAGCGTAAGGATATTTTGAGAATTCTGATCTATCGATTGGGTATTACTGCTAATGTTATCCGTATTTTGCTGTATAGCTTGGCTATTGGATTGAATATCTTGCTCGTTTTGGTTTATTGCTTGGGAGTTGTTATCGATCGCTTCGATGTTACCCTCAATAGCTTGAGTGTTTTGCTGTATTGCTTCGGTGTTACCCTCAATAGCTTGAGTGTTATCTTCGATCCCCTGAGCATTATCGCCTATCGCATCTTCCAAGGGCTTTAAATAATCATTCCATGCAGAAGAAGCCCCCTCCACAGGGTCTATTGGTGTTGTGCCTGGCCCAGATACTTCAGCAGCTTGGTAAATACGGCCATCAGAACCACGAACAAACGCCCCAACTGGATAATCAATTAAGTTAGTCCAACCAAGAAGACCGGTTGTTTCAATGTCTTTTACTAGCTTAGTAGCTAAGTGAAATATTTGATTGAAAGAACCTGACTCAAGCGCGCGCTTGAAAGCCTGACCTGTAGCGGATTGGTTATCGGTTGTCTCTGTATTTCGATATGATGTGCCAGGTACTGCACCGCCTTCAGGGATGCTAATCTCTGCATCTTCCGCCCAAGGACGAAGAGTTTTGTAGTTTCTAGTGTTTGACATGATGGCTCCACCTAAGTAGTGATATATATAACTTTAAAATTTCCACCAGATGTTTTTGTTAATGTCAAAATAGGCGCAGTATAGTCATAAGAAAATCTATAATCTGTACCGTCATTATTATCGACATTGATAGAGCCGCTGGTTGTGTCTAAATACAAATGCCTCAACGGTAGAGTAACTTCTCTGGTCATGCTAAGTGCTCCTACGCCGATTTGAAACACATTCAACAAGGCATTTTCTGGCGAATCAGTAATAGTGCTTAGATTAATGGCGATAGTCGAAACATCATCTGAGCCTGGAATGATATTTACTGTAGTTCCTGTTTTTAACGCATCCAGTTTCTGTTGTAGGTAAAGCGGAACAACAGCAGAATCATTGTCCTCCCCAATTTCTACTTCAATCTGAGTCGATTTTCTCATCAAGCCTTTTGTCGTAAATGATGCATCTTGAATGTCATCTAGTTTCTGCACTTGGGCGTTACTTAGGTGGTTTCGCTCAGCACTAGAGCCGCCTTGTAGATTATCCAATGCATTATGATCTTTGGTTAACCCTTGAAGCTTTTGTAGTTCAGCTAAGGAAATATGATAGCGTTCATTAGCTACTCCACCCTGTATACTTTGCAATTCATTGTGAGGAGGAATATCTACAACCTGCTTCCAATAAGTTGGGTTTGCTGTTGGGTCTTTTCCCCCGCCAAAGTCTGGGCCACTATCTTGTAAGGCTTTGTAAAGCAGATTATTGCTACCAAATACCAGCGCATAGCCTTGGTCATAGTTTACTTTGTCAGACCATCCAAGTACGCCGGTGCGGTCTATTAACTCGGTCAGCGTGGTAAGTCGAAAGAGAATTTCATTGAATTCTTGAGACAATACTCGCTGCTCATAACGCCAACCATTGGCAATGTCATCAAGACCATTTACTGGATCTCGATAAGGCGTACCAGGTGTAGGCGGAACAGGAATACTCGTTTGAGCATTTTCAGCAAAAATGCCAGGGTTTTTATCATCGCGAACATTGGCCACTATTCAAAACCTCCAATAGAAACAGATAACAAACCCAAGTCAGGCCCAGCAGTATCATTGTCAGGCCTAAAGGCAGGGGTTGGTGCGAATTCAGCGCCGAGTATTCGGCAACCGGTTGGGATAGGTAAAAAGTATTGTCTATCAGATGCTTCATCATCGATGACGGAGAAAAGCAGCTCCAGATACTCTTCGGGAAACAACTGGGTAATAATCAAGTTAATGTCATCGTTACCTAGTTTTCTAATGCTAATTGGCGCATTAAATACAAGCCTAGTGAACTCGATGAGCTCAGGAATTGAGCCGTATTTAACATGGTTTTTAAAAATTTTAGATTTAATCAATGCTCGATATTCTTCATCATCGGCAGTCTCATCACCACCGACCTGACCTTCCAGCCATACAGGGCTACCATCAACCACTGTTGTTTCATCATCGAATGTTAGCCAAGGTCTAGCATCTCCCAGGGGAATACGGCGCTGACCAACAATCTGACCTATAACATCAAGTTGGTAGCCAACACCGTCCTCAATGGTTCTCGCGAGTAAAGCGTTTATATTTGTGTCATAAAGTTCTTGTGATTGCTTAATCAGGGCTTGGCGAAACGCCATCATGATTGGAGAACGTCGAAAAACTGCTAGATGATTTTCACAAGCCTCATCTTGTTGGTCTAGCTCATATTGAGAAAAATCAATAGGTCCAAATACCATCGTTACACCTCGATAGTAATATTGATATTCTCAGCCAGAAATCTTGGATAACTAAATACACCGATCGAAATATCATCTTGTCCAAAATCAACACCATCAGCAGATATTTCAAAGGCATTTACGCGATGCCCCGCAACAGAGTTAATCGGAGTAAATAGCCGCGTATAGATAACCGTTGATCCTGGACCAAATCCTATCTCTCTAAAACCCTCGAAAACATTAATCTCGGGTGCGCCACCGCGAGCATAAGCAATGATAGCTTGTCGAATAAGCTCATCACCGTTACTCGGGAAAATGTTTTGGTTGATAGCTAGCTCTAAATTGATGTAGATATCGACTGGCGCTGGCCTTGTAAAGAACACTAAATATGGTTCGTCTTGCGCATCATAGATAGTCACTAATTGCGTACCAAAGAACTCAATACCAGCCCCTGAACGCTGAAGTATGGTTGTAGCGATTTCCTCATCATCGCCACCAACAATAATTACAGCTTGAGTCTTAGCAGGTATCCCTCTAGCGTCTTCTGAAAGCGTGTTATTAATAAGAACGCGCACATAAGAAACATCGCGAAGGTTACTTAGATTGGCCCATACAGATTCAGCAGGAGCAGCCGCTGGGGCCAATGTTGAGCGACTTCTCCTAACTCTAAGCTCACTATCTGTTTCAATATTATTACCTAGGGAAACGGCTCCGTTATTACTCACCGTTTGCCATCCTGGCTGCGGTGTCACAATCTTATTTAATACTCCAGGCGCCACATCGACAGGACCTGTCACCGTGTTGGTAATTCCTACCTCAGCTTGACCAGTAACATCGAGCATGACCTCACTGTCAGTTATCCACTCTCGCGTTGAGAACTCATCAGCAATAATTTGTCCAGCAGGAATGATGGCCCCGGCACTACCTGTTAATACAGCCGTATCACTTGAGGCACTAGCCTCTTGTCGGCCAATACCATTAATTTGTACCAAACCCGATAAAGAAGGCCCAACCGCTAGTGATGGGTTGAACTGATCATAAATTAATTTGCTTGTTTCCCAGCAATCAGCAACCCCCACCAAAGGTACCTTGGCAATCTGCATTGCGGGGTCGTCACTGCTAAAGTCAGCGTCTAGACGTTCTCCACTACTAGGATCAGTTATCAGGGATAAGTCTTCTTCAGCTTCTTCGATAATATCAGCAAGTCTCTTACCTTCATAACCCTCATCGGTCACACCAAATGCCATAACAACTCCAAAAAAAAGCCCCGCGTTTGCGGGGCTGGTTAAATACTTAAACGAATTGGCTCTGATTGGCCTTGAATACTAATGTCTGAGTTGATAGTGAGCGCGCGCCGGTCTTTAGTGACAGACATAAGGTTTATCTTGTCGACTTCTATCACATCAAGGATTTCACGGCGCAAAATAGCAGATACCTCACCGGTGCCTAACTTTCCGCCAAGAATGCCGCCTTCACCATAATAAGGAACACCTTTAGTTATATCTAAAAACCACTCGCCGAACTCTGTTTGCAAGCGTACATAAACGCGATCAACTGCAGCATCACTGCCATTGGATATAACCAATCGACCGCCCTTTATCGAATAGTCATTGGTTGTTTGGTTAAGTAAAAATGAAAAGCTCATGATTCTGGTTTACCTGATCTGCCGGCAACATTGCCATTTAGGGAGTCTTTAAGTTCACCCTCTGGCTTGTGGTTGTGATCTTTACCCACATTCACTCCATCATGATTAAAATCACCACCATTTGAATCTAAGCTGCCATTAATCACCACGTTTGCGTTAATAGTTAGCAGACCATTGGTTAACTTGGTTGCGCCCGATCCCACCACTTGCTCTATCTCATTGCTTCGAACAGATAACCTTGTGGTACCGTCACTATTTCTGATCTCCACGGCGTCATTGTTATAGCTGTTAATACTGGCTAGCTGCGAGCATAGAGGTAAACAAAAGCAGTCACTCAAGTCATGGTGTCGAAGCTCTTTAAGTTCTGGCGGATCTTGCGGGCCATCGGTTATTTGCCAATTGTCCAAACCACGGTCTGAAACAACAAGTAAGCACTCGTCACCCAGTTTAAGGGGTACCGTTACACTTAAACCTAATGACTTTGAGCCCGTCAAATAAATCGGCACATTAGCAATCTTAGGCTCGCTTTCTGTTCTAGATCCGTTATTGCTACTCTTAATTAGCCGGCGAACGGCAGGAATCACATCGACACACCAGAATCGGCCATTTTTTTTAGGCTCAGAATCGACTATGCCAGGCACTGCAGTACGAAGTTTTGACGTAAAGCGAGACAGAGCCAAACGAAAAGCGTCTTCATCACTTTGGCTTATAGAGGTATCCGTCATGTTAGAAACACCTTACTGGTTAGGGTAGTATTCCAAGCGCTACCATGTGAGTCTCCAGTAATGACCATATCAAAGACTTTATATTGTCCAGATAAGTCTTCATCCACTGTTGGGTTCACCTCCACCACATCACCAGGAATAATGCGAGGATCTAAAATAGTAGACATTTCAATGCCTGTCTTTATCTGCTCTGGACCGTTTAAAATTGGATTAGCATTTAGCAAGATGTTATCTACGCGATAAACAAGGCCACGCGATTTATCATCATCAATAGCTTGAAATACTCCATCTTGGATTGACCAACTAAAACCATATTGGTCAGCAAGTCTGTTCAATAAATCTCTAGGGTTTCCCGCCAATGTTCGCCCCTTTGACGATAAAGAACCTGCTAGATTTATTCTGCCAGTTTCAACGCCCTCAATAGACTTAGCAATATCAGAAACAACAACAGAGAGCGGCTCAGCGCTTGAATAGGAGCGGCTATAATCTGCATTTAATAATGCCCCCCATCCATCTCTAAAGATTACAGTCGTATCTATTTCGGCATCTTTTCGCTCGTGGGTTACGTAGAGTACGCCTCCCTTGGCAATAAGCCTGATTTCCTCATCTTCATAGCCTCCCCATAACTCTATAGATAAGCTCTTTTGTCGCAGTGCATGGCGAGTTTCTGGAGAAAGGTTAGTGAAAACAACAGCACAATCATTAGGCGCACCTGTGATGGTTTTCTTAATACTGAAGCGGATCCTAATCTCATTGGTTTTGCCTGTGGTTTCAACCACCTTAGCACCCGCCCTTCCCTTACCAAGTAAGTCTTCAAAAGGGCCAATAAAGACTTGTATCTTTCTAATTCTAGCCACTGACTACCACCCGAGGAAACAGCAAATCAAAATCATAGTTAAGCGGTGGTGAGAAAAACAACTCTTCCGGCACTAGCGCTTCAAACTCTCCAGGTGCGAACCAATAAAAGCCAATATCTTCTAGGGAGTTTTCGCCAGTAGCATCCTTATCTAACCTAAACTGTCCGTATTGATGGGTTAGGGTTTTAGAGGCTTCTAGAAGATTTATAGCGCCCACCATATTGAGGCCTTCTGCAATAGGATCGCCATCATCAGTAAGAATATCCAGCACCCAAAACGCCATCACACGATTGTAATAGGTACGTAGCGTTAATACGTTATCACCCAAACTAATCTTCATTCTGCGGTCACCGGCAGAAGTTAGCGGTATTTTAGTTGCCATGTATCACCCTAAAAATCCTCTGGCTAGTTGCAATGCGGCTGAAGTATTGACCTCTTCACCATCAACGCGCCCAGCATGTATAGGAACTCCCAAACTGTCCAATACGGGATTATGCGGAATTTATTGGGATTAAGTGGGACGGAGCCAGAGATTACGGGGTGTAGAGGGACGCGCGGGGCTTCATTTGCGTGAACACCCCAAGTGTCCAAAAACATTAGTTTCTAAGTTTTTGGATCCGACAAAGTGAGGATAATTGTTAATTTAAAATGGGTCTTTAAAAAAGCTTTAAATTAACTTTTAGGAGGCTGAGTGTAATACCGACCTACAAATACAACTCGCCCAACAATCTCTATGTCTGCTTGATCTTGCTTCGTTAAGGATATGGTCCCATATAAAGAGTTATCGCTGATCAGGTTCCAAACACCCAGTGCATTCTGGA